AAGCAAGCTATTGCTGAAGCTAAGTCTGTAAGAGAAGCCGCTATTGCTAACGCTAAAGAAGCCTTAGAAGAGACTTTAACACCTCATCTTAAAGACATGTTAGCTGCTAAACTACAAGAAATGGACGATAAGTCTGATGAAGTAGAAGAAGTAGTTAATGAAGTCGAAGAAGAGATTGAAGAAGGATCTAAAGACGACAAAGACGAAGCAGTAGAGGAAAACTTTACAGAAGCTGAAGAAGTAGAAGACGCTGAAGAAGACGAAATGGAAGCTGAGGATGATTCAGAAGAATCTGAAGACGAAGCGGAACCAGAAATCGACGGAGACGAAGATTTATCTAAACTTTCAGTTGACCAATTCAAAGATATGATTAGAGACATTATTGCTCAAGAGGTAGGCGGAGACGCTGCTGCTGACGATATGGATGCTGGTGATATTGAAGGACTAGGAGACGAAGAAGAAACGGAAGAACCTGCAATGGAACCTGAAATGGGTGCAGAAGAAGACGAAATCGATCTTGACGAACTTATCCGTGAGTTAGAAAGTGTTACCGAAGGTGACAAAGAAGACAAAATGGAAGAAGGAGAAAAAACAGATGAAGACACTGTAGAAGAGGATGTAACAGCAACCTCAACTGCTAATCAAGAATCTGCAGATCATTCTGCCGAAGGTACTAACATTAATAGAACAGTATCTGAAGATTTGAATGAAGCATTAGAAACAATCGAAACTCTACAAAAAGAGTTAAACGAGGTTAATATTCTAAATGCTAAATTACTTTATGTAAATAAAATCTTTAAGGCTCAGAACCTTTCAGAATCTCAAAAAGTTAACATCATTGCTGCTTTCGACAAAGCTGAAACAGTAAAAGAAGTTAAATTAGTATTTGAAACTGTCTCAGACAATGTAGGTACTAAGAAAGAGAAAACTATAAAAGAACACAAAGGAAGCGCTAGTAAAGCTACAGGGACTACTGCAAGTAAGCCTGAAGTAATTACAGAAGTTTCTGATGCAGTTTTAAGAATGCAAAAATTAGCAGGAATTATTAAATAAATTATTTTTAAAAACAATTATGGAAATTAACAACCTATTAGAAGACGCAAGAGGTGGATATAAGTCTATGCAGGCTGACTCCAATCGTCTAGCGGAAAAATGGCAAGCTTCTGGTTTGTTAGAAGGTTTAGAAGACAAAAAAGCTATTAACATGGCAATGATCTTGGAAAACCAAGCTAAACAAATCGTAAGCGAAGCTAACAACAACGGCACATCAACTGCTAGCTTTACAGCTGGAGATGGTGAGCAATGGGCTGGAGTAGCTCTACCACTAGTAAGAAAGGTATTTGCTCAAATCGTAGCTCAAGACTTCGTATCAGTACAACCAATGAGTTTACCTTCAGGTCTAGTATTTTATCTAGATTTCAAATATGGAGATACTCACGGAGGAAGAGCTGACGGAGATAACCTATACGGTAACGTAACTGAAGCTGGTACTAAAATGACAAAAGACACTGATCCTTCAGGAGGTCTTTACGGTGCTGGACAATTCGGATATACTATTAACGAAGTATCGGCTTCTGAAGCAACTACAGTAGCTTCTGCATCACTTGCTGATGTAGGATATGACGCTGGAGTAACTCTAGCAGACTTTACTAAAGTAACTGTTGATCTAAACGGACAAAATGCTGATCTAAAAGCTGCTCGTTCATTCAGAATTTACTCTGGATCAACTGACGTAACTTCTAACCCAGAATTCACTACAGTATCTGGAACTCTAGTTTCTTTCGTAGTAGCTGCTTCAGGGTTAAATAGTGATGCTGACCTAGGAACTGAGAAAGTATTATTTTCTAAACAACCATTAGATAACGACAGAGGAGACTTTGAAGCTAATTCTGATAGAGCTGTAGAGAACTTAAACATTCCAGAAATCGACGTTAAGCTTGCTTCTGAGGCGATTGTTGCTAAGACTAGAAAGTTAAAAGCACAATGGACTCCAGAATTTGCACAAGATCTTAACGCATATCACTCAATCGATGCAGAAGCTGAATTGACTTCACTACTTAGTGAGTACATTTCAATGGAAATCGATCTAGAGATTCTTGATATGTTGATCCTAGATGCAAACACAACTGAAAAGTGGTCTGCAGAGAACAACAAAGTATGGAACGGAAGTGCGTGGGATACTACAACTTCAGATTTCTACAATACTCAAGGACAGTGGTTCCAAACTTTAGGAACTAAAATCCAAAAAGTATCTAACAAAATTCACCAAAAAACGTTGAGAGGTGGTGCTAATTTCTTAGTAGTATCTCCAACAGTAGCTACAATCCTAGAATCAATTCCTGGATATGCTGCAGCTACAAACGGTGATCAGGATCAATTTGCAATGGGCGTACAAAAAGTAGGTGCATTAAACAACAGATTCCAAGTATACAAAAACCCTTATATGACTGAGAATACTATTCTTATGGGATATAGAGGTTCACAATTCTTAGAAGCTGGTGCAGTTTATGCTCCTTACGTACCATTAATGATGACTCCTCTAGTATACGATCCAGAATCTTTCACTCCACGTAAAGGTTTAATGACTCGTTACGCTAAGAAGATGATCAGACCTGAATTCTACGGAAAAATCTTTATCTCAGATTTATCTCAGATCTAAGATTAACTTAGAATATGTATTAAGAGAGGCCTTCGGGCCTCTTTTTTTTTGGCTATTTATATAAAACTATTATTAATGGCTAATATAACAATTTGGGATGGATCTGCTACTTTTACTTCAGGTAGTTCAACTCCCTTCGGATTTTATGACAGCGATACCGACTTTCAAAATGACGCTTTAAAGGTAGCCAAATTTTGTGGAACTCGTTTAGGGTATCCGCTAATGGATGTAGAATTACAAGATCAATCTATGTTTGCCTGCTTTGAAGAAGCAGTTACTACATACGGTAATGAAGTATTTCAATATAAAATAAAAGAAAACTATCTTTCAATGGAAGGAGCATCGACTGGTAGTTTGATTAACAATAAATTAGTAGAACCTACTCTTAATCGTGTTATACTTATAAGTAAAAACTACGGTACTGAAGCCATGGTCGGTGGACCAGTAACTAGATACTCAGGGTCTTTTGATGTAACAGCATCTAAACAAGAGTATGACTTAAACCAATGGGCTACAGATCAAGGAATAACAGGTTCTATCGAGGTTAGGAGAGTATTTTACGAAGCACCACCTGCAATACAGAGATATTTTGATCCATATGCAGGTACAGGTACAGGAATACAGTCTTTAATGGATACGTTTGGTTTTGGAGACTTTAGTCCAGGAATTAACTTTATGCTTATGCCTACTTCTTTTGATGTACAGCTACTTCAAGGTATAGAGTTTAACGATCAGATAAGAAAATCAGCATACTCCTTTGAGATAATAAATAATCAATTAAAAATGTTCCCTATACCTAAAAAAGCAGGTAAGTTATGGTTTGAATATTATAAATTATCTGAGAAGTCTGTTTTGAGCTTTAATAATAATACAGATCTAATTACTAATGTTGCAGAGGTACCTTATGACAATCCTACATATGGTTATATTAATAGTGTAGGTAGACAGTGGATCTTTAAATATACTTTAGCATTATGTAAAGAAGTATTAGCATATGTTAGAGGTAAGTACCAAACAGTACCAGTACCAGGTTCAGAAGCAAGTTTAAATCAAGCTGACCTTTTAGCTGATGCTAGAACTGAAAAAGAAGCCCTTATTTCAAGTTTAAGAGAAATGTTAGATCAAACATCTAGAGGAGCTCAATTAGAAGCACAAGCTAAAGAAGGAGAAGACCTACAAAAGACATTAAAAACAGTTCCAATGACAATATACGTAGGATAATGAAGCTAATAGAGTTATTACTAGAGATAAATTTTAAATCTTACGAAGCAATGGTACAAGTCCAGTTCGGAGATGATGGAGTTACTGGATATGACGATGCCTTAAGAGCATTACCGGGTGTAACTACAGTTACTAGAGCTTCAGAAAACTCAGAAGCTTCTATTGCTACATATAAAGTAAAGATTATTAGTCAAAAAGATCCTAAAGTAGCTTTTACTGCATTTAAAAACAATGCTAAAGCTAAATACAGTAATATTGTTAGTATTAAAGTAGGAGAAAACACTATAGAAGAAAAATGAGATTCGGATCAGATAGAGATATAAGTTTAATGGTTAATATCAGTAGAGAATTACTACATGATATTATAGAGCAAGAGGTTTTATACTATAAACTTAGTATAGAAGACCTAGAAGTAAATCTATACGGTGAATCTTTAGAAAAAAGCTTTTTTAATGCCTTAAAACTAAATTGTTTAATAACTAGAGGTGATCAAGTTATAGATATACAGGAATTTGGTCCCGATTTAGGTAGAGAAGCATCATTTGCTTTTATAAGACAAGATTTAGTTGATAAAGATGTAGTTCCTCAAGTAGGAGATATATTAAAATGGCATAATGACTACTATGAAGTAGATTTAGTAAAAGAAAATCAATTATTCCTAGGATCTGACAGTAATTATAACCTCTCAAGCTCAACATCAGGATTTGGACGTTCTATGTCTATAGTTGTTGACTGCCATCTCACTAAAGCAGATAGAGTAGGAATCGAAGACATAAGATAATATGGCAAACAACGAAGATAGACTTAAAAGCAGAGCCTTACAGTCTGATTTAGAGAAAGACATTATCAATACAGTAACTGTAGGTATAAAAGACATAGATGAAGCTATATTTTACTACTTTAATGAAGTAATAAAGCCTCAAGTATCTCAAAACGGTAGAACTGTAAAGGTACCTCTTGTATACGCTTCACCTGAAAGGTGGGCAGCTATGCAGAAAGACGGGTATTACCGTGATAAGAACGGTAAGATGCAAGCTCCTCTTATTACCTTCAGAAGAGATAGTATTGAAAAGAATAGACAGCTTGGAAACAAGTTAGATGGTAATGCTCCTCACAACTTTGGAGTGTTTGAAAAGAAGTACTCAGCTAGAAACGCATATGATAGGTTTGGAATACTTAATAATCGTGTAAAAGAAAGAGAATTTCATGCTGTAGCTATTCCTGACTATGTTAATATAGTATATTCTAGTGTAATATTTACTGATTATATGGAACAGAACAATAAACTAGTAGAAGGTATAAATTTTGCTTCTGATTCGTACTGGGGAGACCCTTCTAAGTTTAGATTTAGAGCTATGATTGATAATTACACTACTTCTACTGAATTAGTACAGGGAAACGATAGAATAGTTAAAACTGAATTTCAAATCAACCTATTAGGTCATATAATCTCGGATAGTATAAATTCCTTACCTTTTAATACTGCTAAGTACACAGATAAAACAAATGTCAGAATTACTAACGAAACTACTACTAAACTTTGATTTTTTTAGCATATTTATTAAAAAGATTACTCTCTGTTACGTTACTAATTAACTAAAAAGTATAGATGTCTGTATTTCAAAGCGAATTATCCGGATCACTACTGTTCAGGTCAGGTTCCGCAACACAAGCTTCCTTAGTTCCAGCAGCGGACACCCTTAAACTTACGGGTTCCTTACATATTACTGGTTCAAGTCTCTTTTTCAATGGAACCGACTTAGTAAGTCGTATTGAAAATATCGAAGCTGGTTCAGGTGATGCTGCTTCTCTAGGACCTCTTAACAGACACACTCAATCTTTAAATACTTATACAGCGTCTAATGATATAGACTCTGCTTCTTTTGATTCTAGATTAGGTTCATTAGAAACTACCTCTAGTAATCAAGAAACTTCTATAGCTTCTTTAACTGATGCTACTGCTTCTTATATATCTACAGTAAATGATCTACTTAGCTTAGGGTTTGCTCCAACAGCTAGCTCTGATATAATATCAAGTTCAACTCAAATAGCTGATTTAGGGTTTGTAACTAGCTCAGTATCATCTATACCTGATGGAACAGTATCTTCTTCACAGCAGATAGAAGATTTAGGGTATTTAACTTCAGAATCTGCAGCATCTGCAGGGTTTGGCTCAGGAGCCGCATCTATACCTTCTGGAACTATATCATCCTCTGCACAAATAACAGATTTAGGGTTTATAACGGGTTCTCCAGAAGGAACTATATCATCATCAGCTCAAATAACTGACTTAGGGTTCATTACCTCATCAGCTTCTGCATCTATACCAGATGGAACGATATCTTCTTCACAACAAATCGAAGATCTAGGATTCGATACAGGATCCTCAGCTTTCGACGGTGCTAGAATCATATCAAATGAAGATTTAGGAGATTTATTTACAAATAACTTTAATCCAGGCACTTCTGGGTCTATACAAGACTTTTTAGACGCTGTATTCTTTCCTAACAGTGCTCCAAGCTTTAGTTCTACAGGAAGTTTCTTTGCAGCAGAGTTTGCCACATCAGGTTCTACACTAGGAACACTTACAGCATCAGATCCTGAAGGACAATCACTTACTTTTAGAACAAATTCAGCATATACAGACGGACTTGTAGTAGTAGCTAGTAATGGAGTAATAACTCTAGCTCAAGCTCCTACAACAGAAAACTTTAATACTACAGATAGAGGAGATGGAGTACTAGCTCATGCAGTACAAGTAGATGCAGTAGATTCTTTTGGTACTTTTACTACTACTACAATTTACATAATAATTAATACTAATAACCCACCGGTATTTAGACAAACTTCTGTAGCAGGAGCAATTATTACTTCATTTACTGCAAATAGAAATGAAAATGCAGGAGCAACAGAGGTAGGTAAGATATATTTTACAGATCCTGAAGGAGATACTATAACTATTGTATCCAATTCAGTATCATCTGATTTTACCGTTACAAAATATTCAACTTATGTACAAATTGATCAAGCGACTGGTTCTTTGGATTTTGAAACAACTCCAACTTACCAGTTTAGTTTAACTGCATCGGATGCTAAGTATGAAAATGGTGTTGATTTAACAGCAAGTGCATCTTTAGAGGTAACTATTAACGTAACAGATAACGTAATACCAGTAGTTAACGATCAGACATTATCTTCTATCAACGAAAATAGTTCTGACGGAACTGTAGTAGGTAGTATAGCAGCTTCTGATGCTGAAAGTGATACAATTACATTTAGAAACTTTACTTTATCTAAATTAGAGTTAGATAATGTAGATGTATCAACAGGCTCTTATGGGGGTACTGTACAGTTAACTGATCCACATGAAGATCCATTCCAAATGAATTCTTCTGGACAAGTTACTAGAAAGACCGGAGTATTTTTAAACTCTGATCTTATAAACGAATATCAATATACTGTAGAAGTAGTAGATAGCTTTAACACTGCCTCAGACGCAGGTACTATTACTATTGGAATTACAGACGATACACCAGCAAGTTTATCAGATAACTGGTCTGCTGGTCCTTATATTATAGAATCAGCATTAGCTGGTGCTAATATTACAGTTAATTCAAATGGACGAACAGGAACACAAGCAGATTACGGATCTAATCAATCAGGTACCTTTACTTCCTCTAATGCAGCCATTTCTATTAATAGTAGTGGTAATTTAACTATTACAAACAATTTAAGCGGTTCATTAACAGGCTCAGGAGATACAATATCTTCTACTATTACATTTACAAATACTTTTGGTACAACAACTACTGATAGTTTAGATGTATCTGTTGCAGCAAATGCCGCTCCAACATCAACTATTACAGCAGAAACAGGGCAGTTTAATACTAACTTAGGAACTTCAGGAACAACTTTACTTTCTGGTAGTATTACAGATGATGAAAATGATGCTCCTTATAGTGCTAGCTTATCTGGAACAGATGCTGCATTATTCGAAATAGTATATACTAGTGCAGATTCATCTTCTTTCGAAGTAAAAGCTATAAGTAATTTAGGAGCAGGAGATTACGATATTACTGCTAGTGTATTTGATAGTTTTGCTAAATCTACTCAATTAGCTAACTCTGAAACTGATATTTCAGTCACACAAGCTAATACTGGTACTTTAGGAGGCGATACTACTTCTTATATAATAGAGTCTGCAGAGAATGGAGATGTACTTAGAGACGCTACTGGTTTTAATGGAGGTAATGCTTCTTTATTAACAGTAAGTTATTCACCAGACTTCGGTTCACAGTCAGCTCAATCATTTACATCCTCTAATGCTTCTATAGCAGTTAATAATAGTGGGTATTTAACTATAGCTACTAACATAAGCGGTTCTTCTACAGGAAGTGGTGATACTATTAGTTCTAATATTACCTTTACAGATCAATATGGAAATGTAGGAAGCGGTTCGCTAACAGTAAATGTATTTGCAAATGAAGCACCAACAGGAGCTTTTACACAAAACACAAGTATATACAATGCGAATCAAATGGTAAGTAGCAGCCTGGTAGAAACTATTGCTATTACCGATACAGAATCAGATGCACCTTTTTCAGTTGTATTAACAGGAACAGATGCTAGTAAGTTAGTTACTAATCCACAAAATGCTAGTACATCATCAGTAACATTAACTACTAATCAAGACTTACCAGCAGGAACTTATTTATATACTGCCAGTATAGTAGATAACTTTAGTAAGACAACACAATATAATAGAAGCGTAACTATTGCAGCAGCTGATACAGGAACACTATCTACAAATGGAACTTTTTATATTATAGAATCTGCTACTTCAGGAGATTTAATTAGATTAAGTTCTAATGGTAGAACCGGTACTCAAGGAGATTTAGGAGTAAGTTATTCTCCTAATTACGGCTCACAAGCTGTTGCTTCTTTTGCTTCTAGCAATGCTTTAATAGCTGTAAATAGCAGCGGTAACTTATCAGTAGGTACTGATATTTCTGGATCTGGAAACACTTCTGGAGATACAATTACATCTACAATAACATTTACAGATAATTATGGAAATGTAGGAACAGATACTATAACAGTAAATGTTGCTACTAATAATGCTCCTGACGTTATCTTTACCAACACATCAGCTAACTTAAACACAAACTTAGGAAGATCTGGATCTACTGTAACTACTATTTCTTTTAGTGATACAGAGAGTGATACGATACTTTATGATGAGTTTGCAGGAGCTGAATCTGCTGGGTTAAATTTTAAAAGATCGGGTAATACATACCTTGTACAGCCGACAGGAAGTTTAGCAGCAGGTTCCTATACGATATCTGGATCAATAACTGATAATCATGGATTTAGTACTAATACTGAAGCTCATACTTTTGCAATAGCAGCAGCTGATGATGGAACAATAAGTACAAATGGTACATTCTATATTATTGAGAGTGCAGTAAGTCAATCAGAGGTTGTTACTAACTCGAATGGTAGAACAGGAACTCAAGCACAAGTAGGAGTTAGTTATTCACCGAATTATGGTTCACAAGCATATTCAACTATATCTTCTTCTAATCATCAAGTAGTAGTAGATAGTAGTGGTAATTTAGAATCTTCTATTAATATAGCTACAGGATCATATTCAAGTGGAGATACAATTTCAACAACAATACATTGGACTGATCAATATGGTAATTCAGATAGTTCAGCAATCAATATTAATGTTACTGCTAACCAACCACCAACAGTAGCATCATTTACAGATATACCTGCTAATTGGACCGCATCAAATGCAATAGGTACAGACTTAGTAACATTTAGTATCTCAGATACAGAAACAAACACACCATATAGTGCTTCATTATCAGGAGCTGAATCATCTGAATTGAGATTAGTATATGGAAATGCAGTATCGTCTTCTGTAACTATAGAAGCAGCTCAAACAATGACTGCTGGAACAAAAAATTATAACGTTAGAATAACTGATAAGTTTGGTAAACAAACTGATTATACTGGTAGAACTATTGAAGTAGCCTCACAACCATTTAGCGTATATGGATACGGAATAAGTTGGGCAGCTAATCCAAACTCAGAAGCTCAATTTATGGGTACTGCAGGAGATGTAGGAGGAGATGGAGTAGGAATATCTGCAGATTCAGTAATATCAAAACTACAGTCTGGTTCATTAGGTAGTACATATACTACTACTTATGGAGCTCCAGCAACAGTTACACTTTATCATTCTAGTTCAACAATGACAACTCTAGATGATAATAACGGAGGAAATGGTATCTCTAGTCTAGGATACTTTAACTTCTCAAGCACAGCACAACACGTGTTAGTAGTATTCCCATCAGCTTCATCACTTGCAGGTATTCCTGCTTCAATGTACGATGGAGTTCCACCTGATAGTACAGGTACTAACAATGAATTCTATTTATACGCAAAAGATGCTTCTATACCTGGAACTTTAGGTTCTGGAGTATATTATTTCGATACAGAAACAGCTGTACAGGGATATACAAGATGGGGAATGATATTCTCCGAAGGAAAAAATACTAATAACTCGAGAGCATTTCTGATGCCAGACTCATCGTCTGCTCCGTAATAGATAACTATGGCTACAACTGCTGGTGATATTTATGTAAGGTCGGGTAATTCCGGCGCCTTTACCGAGGCCCAATACGTACAAGGAGGATGGATTACCGTCGTCTCTGGAAGTGATATGCACTCTCTTGATGAATCGAGAGTAGCAGACGGACAGGTAATATACGTACAGGAACTTTCTCAAACTTACATCGTATCAAAATTTGAAGCATTTGTAACTCCAGGTTACAGTGGATTTGTAAATTCTAGATCTTTTGCTTCTTTCAACTTTCCAGGTTCTGGAGGAGCAGCAGCAGACTTAACAGCATTAAATTCATTTAGTTCTAGTATACTTACCTATACTGGTTCTACAGATACAAGATTAACAAGTATTGAATCGGTGACTAGTAGCTTACTGTCTTACACTGGTTCAATGGATACAAGGTTATCCGCAATTGAAACTTATACATCATCAGTAGATCCAACTACTCTTGCAACAACAGGTTCAAATACATTTACAGGAAATCAGACAGTAAACGGAGTATTAATTTTAACATCACAATCCTCAGTACCATCCCCAGTTGATGGTGGGTTGTATTTTGATTCAAATTATAATCTTTTTATAGGACAGTAAACAAATTAAACAGATATTTATAACAAAACGAAAATACATTTAAGATGGCAGAATGGAAAAAAGTAGTCGTATCGGGATCAGGAGTAGCGCAACTCTCGAATGACGCTAATTATTTAATAAATTCCCAATCTAGTGCAATGTTGTCAGGATCCTTTTCTGGATCTTTTCAAGGTGACGGATCAGGATTAATAGGCGTTACAGCTGACGGAACTATATCCGGGTCAGTACAAGTTACAGTTCAAGACACAACTGGCTTCAGCGGTTTACAGTCTAATATATCGTCCTCGATCACTTCTCTTAGTGCATCAGTAGATGCACATTTAGATGCTAACATTTCTGCTTTATCAGCATCAGTTGATACTCACCTTGATGCAAACATATCAGCACTATCAGCTTCAGCTCATGCAGATAGAGTTAATAAAATTAGTGTCCTTAGTGCATCAGTAGATACACATTTAGATTCTAATATTAGCTCTTTAAGTGGATCAGCTCACACAGCTAGAAGAAGCGAAATCTCAGATTTATCTGGATCAGCTAAAACTCAAAGGGAAGCACAAAAGACAATCATAGATGCTAGGCTTAATGCCATTGAAACATTTACAGGGTCTTTAGATAATGATTTTGCTACTGATGCAGAATTAGCTGCCGCTACATCTTCTCTTAGTTCATCTGCTCATACACAACGTACATCTATCAGTGGAGCTTTAGCATCTACTATTGCTAATATTAGTTCCACTACTTTAACTAACGGTTCATTTGATGTAGAGTTAGATTCTACTAATGGAGAATTAGTATTTACTGAAGGTCAAAGAATTGGTGATAAATATAACCAAGGCGCTGGTACATTAGACATATTTGCTCCATCAGGTGCTGCACACGTTGAATTAAACTACGGTGATCAGGACTTTGTTTACTTAGATGGTAGAAAAGTAGGAATACAGGTAGAAAATGATGGTACTACTCTTGAATGGACATTCTACGGCCAAGGTGCCGACGCCGGTGTACTTAATGCTCCTGGTGATATTATAATTCCATCAAATAAAGAATTTAACGGAGGTAAAGGTAATTTTAATACTGTAACAGGTTCTACGAACTTTAATACAATTCATAACTTACCTACTTTAGTTTCTGGTTCTTCCCAAGTTACTGTTAGTGACACTACAGGCTATACTGCTTTTAGTGCTTCGATCGCTACTTACACCGACAGTAAAATTGGTGACGTATCAGGATCAGCTCATACAGCACGTAGATCAGAAATAAGTGACCTATCTGCTTCAGTTGACACACACCTAGATGCACACATTACAGCTTTATCAGCTTCTGTAGATACTCATCTTGATGCTAATATAAGTTCATTAAGTGGATCATCACATACAGCTCGTAGATCAGAAATAAGTGACCTATCAGGATCTGCACATACTCAAAGAAATAATGTAATTAGCACTTTATCTGCATCAGTTGATACTCATTTAGATGCCAATATTAATGCTATATCTTCTTCTGCTCATGCAGACAGAGTAGCTAAAGTAGCAGTATTAAGTGCTTCAGCAGCAACAGCATTAGCTAGTCAAGGTAGTGATGTAACAGATTTAGCAGCTTCTCAATCAGCTTTTGATACAGCATTTACATTAGATGGACAAAATGTAACAGTAGCTGGTAATTTAGAAGTATCAGGAACAACTACAACAGTTAATTCTACAACAGTAGAATTTGCAGACAATATAATCTCACTAAACGGAACAGGAGCAGCTAACGGAGGTATCGAAGTAAACGATGCTAACGGTCCAGCATCTGGTTCCTTAATATGGAACGGAACAACCAATCAATGGATTGCAGGTGGTAAAGGATCAGAAGCCAAAGTACTATTAGGTACTGGAGACGATGTAGTATCCGGTTCTGCTCAGGTAACAGTTCAATCTACTACAGGATTTGCAGCATTACAAGCTAATGTTACAGCATCATTTGCTCCAATTACATTATCAGGTTCTGCACATACTGCTAGAAGAAGTGAAATAAGTGATTTAAGTGGATCAGCACATACACAGAGAGTAAACGTAATAAGCACATTATCAGCTTCTGTAGATACTCACTTAGATGCACACATTACAGCTTTATCAGCTTCTGTAGATACTCACTTAGATGCAAACATAAGCTCTCTAAGTGGTTCTTCTCATACAGCTAGGAGAAGTGAAATTAGTGACTTATCTGGTTCAGCTCATAGTCAAAGAGTAAGCGAAATAACTGCTTTATCTGCATCAGCAAATAGTCAAAGAAAATCAGAAGATACAGTATTATCTGGTTCTGCACATTCCGATAGAGTTGCTAAAATAGCAGTACTATCAGGATCTGCTCATACAGACAGAGTTGCTAAGATAGCAGTATTATCTGGATCAGCCGCTACAGCAATATCTAACTTATCGGCTTCAGTAGATACACACTTAGATGCAAATATTAATTCATTAAGTGCTTCTGCTCATAGCCAAAGAAAAAGCGAAGATGCGATACTATCAGCTTCAGCTCATACAGCAAGAGCTACTCTAGCTAGTAGCTTAATACTATCAGGATCATCAGGAAATGATATAGTAAACCTTAAAACAGATACTTTAACGTTTGCTGGAGAAGGTGGAGTAGCAGTTAATGTAACTAATAATACAGTGACAATTGATACTACTGACATCCTATCAGGATCAGATCAGATAGTAACAGGTTTATTAAACCAAGATGTTAACTTCGGAACAGGTGCAATTACTGCATCAGGCTACTCTGGAGATGGTTCAGGATTATCAAACTTAACTGTAACTCAGAATGCTACAATAGATGATTCATTTACAAGTGCAACTACTCATACTGTAACTCACAACTTTAACAGTAAGAACGTAATCGTTCAAGTATATGATGATAATGATCTACAGATTATTCCTGAAGACATTGATGTATCAAATGTAAATCAAGCAGTACTTACTTTCTCAAGTGCTACTACTGGTCATGCCGTTGTTGCGAGAGGTGGTCATATTGTATCAGGATCTATTCCTTTTGCTAACTTACTTGCAGTACCAACTTTAGTATCAGGTTCTTCTCAAGTAACCGTTCAATCTACTGATGGATTTACAGAATTACAGTCTAACATATCATCATCATTTGCAGTAAGCAGCTCCGCTCATACACAGAGAGAGGCAATTGTAGCTACTTTAAGCGGATCAGCTCATAGTGATAGAATAGCTAAGATAGCTGTACTAAGCGCATCAGTTGATAGTCATTTGGATTCTGAAATATCAGTACTTTCAGCTTCAGTAGATGCACACCTAGATGCTAACATATCAGCTCTATCAGCATCCGTTGATACTCATTTAGATGCTAATATTAGTGCTCTAAGTGCTTCTGTAGATACACATTTAGATGCTAATATATCAGCATTATCTGCTTCGGCTCATACTGCAAGGGGTACTATCGATTCATCGTTTACTATAGCAGGAACATCTGGAACAGATTCATTTACTACTGGAGGTACTTTAACATTTGCTGGTACTACTAATGAGATTGAAACTACCGTTACAGATGATCAAATTCGAATTGGAATTGTAACTAATCCAACTTTATCAGGTGATGTAACTATTACAGGGGACTTAACAGTAACTGGTGATACAATCGAACAGCGAGTAACTAACTTGAACGTTGAAGATAAGTTTATCTTATTGAATTCAGGTTCAGCTGCTTCTGATGCAGGTATCGTTATTAACGGTCAAGGTGCAGCATTTGGATGGGATGAAAGTGAAAATAGATTTGCTTTAGATTTCTCTGGTGCTACTTTTAATCAGACAACGTTAACCTCAGATGCTTACGTTGCAGCAGTTGTAACATCAGACGATGCTAACTATCAAAAAGTAGGAAACATTAGAATAGACTCAGACGATATCTATATCTACGTATAATAAAAATGTTAAAAAGGTTTTTCATGGCAATAAAAGGTAGAAGAAACATTAAAGGGGAAGATAAAACTCCCCCTAATGTTCTTAATCAACAAGAGGTAGATTTTATAATTAGTAAAATGAGACAAGCTAATTATAAAGGAGTAGAATTTGAACAATATTATTATATATTGGAAAAATTACAAAAGATTATAAAATAAAATTAGGCCTTCGGGCCTTTTTTTATTATATTATATAGACTATTTATTATAAAGCTATTATAGGCCTTAACCGGAAGTGGGCTCTTTTGAGTTACCAACCATGATATAAGTAACATGCCAAATTGGAAAAAACTAATAACTAGCGGATCAGACGCTAGCTTATCTACTTTAACGATAAACAATAGTGGATCAACAGCCGATTCATTAACAATTACAGCTACAGAAGACTCATCTACAGCAGCACCTGTAATTACTCTTAAAAGAAATTCAAACTCACCAGCAGATGCCGATTACATAGGGCAAATAAAGTTTAAAGGAGAAAATGATGCTGACCAAGAAGTAGTATATGCTAAGATAACAGGTAAAATAAGTGATGCCTCAGACGGTACAGAAGACGGAAACATTGAATTTGCAAATAGAAGAGGTGGTCTAAACGTAATAACAGCTAGATTAAGCTCAGATAAATTACAATTACTCAACGGAACAGACTTAGAAGTTGACGGTAACGTCGGAATTGGGACTACAACCCCAGCTGGTAAATTAGATATTAATGGTAAAATAGTTTTATCAGGAGATACAGAACACTTTATTGAAAAAAATACCACTTCGTTAATTACATCAGCAGCAGCAGAAACAACTACGGTTGCCGGTAGAAACGTTGATTTATATGCTTACGATGATGTAAACTTAAGAGCAGGTACAAATGATAACGTAACTATACATACCGGTGGTTCAGAAACAATGCGCATAGACTCTAGCGGCAACGTAGGAATAGGGACTACGAGCCCTGGGCAAAAATTGGATGTATATGGAGCTATAAGTATTAATGGAACTAAATTTCTTTCAACTATTAGCTCAAATAGTTATATATGGAATAATACAAATAGTCTTAGGGTTGTAGATAGTACAGGTAATGATGTTCAATTAGCAATTTCATCTACAGGCAATGTAGGAATAGGGACTGATAATCCTGGAGTAGCACTAGATGTAGTAGGAGAGATTAGAACAACAGGTGACATAACAGCATACTATTCTTCTGATGAAAGATTAAAAGAAAATATTAAACCTATAGAAAACGCAACCGATAAAGTTAAAGCTATAGGAGGATATACTTTCGACTGGAAAGAAGGTAT